ACCCGCAAACAGCTTATGGATAAAGCCGTGCAGTTGTCCGGGCTTAATAACCCCAACAGCGTGGGGCAGCTTACGCGTTGGCTGGAGCAGGAACTGGATACCGAACTGCCCGATCTACGCAAAGAGACGGTTGGCAAACTGCTGGGCGGCGATCTTACAAGCGATACAGCGCGCCGTATGCTTGAAATACGACAAGAGCTTGGAAAGACTAGCACAAAGAAATATAACGCCATAGAGGCGGCCGTGGGTGCCGATGGGCGCGTCCGGGGGCTGTTGCAATTCTACGGGGCCAACCGCACCGGGCGCTGGGCCGGTCGACTGGTGCAGGTGCAAAATCTCCCGCGCACCTATACGGAACCACTGCCGCTGGCGCGCACTTTGATTAAAAACCGTGAAACTGAAAAACTACGCATACTATATGGAAGCGTGCCGGATACTCTCTCCCAGCTAATCCGCACGTCGTTTACCGCGTCACCCGGTCGTGTTTTGCTGGATGCAGACTTTTCCTCCATCGAGGCGCGAGTCATATCGTGGCTCGCTGGTGAACATTGGCGGCTGGAGGTGTTCCGTACACACGGTAAAATATACGAGGCATCAGCCAGTCAGATGTTTGGCGTACCCATAGAAAAAATCAAAAAAGGAAACCCGGAGTACGCCCTGCGGCAGCGTGGCAAAGTCGCTGAACTTGCGCTCGGCTATCAGGGCAGCACGGGTGCGCTCGTCAAAATGGGTGCGCTCGATATGGGTCTAGCCGAGGATGAGTTGCCTGACATTGTAAGCCGGTGGCGTGATGCAAATAAACGCATCCGCGATCTGTGGTACACCATGGAAGCCGCAGCCCTTTCGGTAATAAAGACCGGCGCGTCTGTCGGCGTAAAAAACCTCATGCTGTCGCGTGAGATGGACGCCGCCAACGATCTGGACTTTATGACCATACTGCTGCCCAGCGGTCGCAAATTATACTACGCCCACCCCATGCTGGGGCGTAACCAGTGGGATAAACCCTCCCTTGCCTATATGGGCATGGATCAGACTACAAAAAAATGGAAACAGATCGAGACTTACGGCGGCAAACTGGTGGAGAACGTGGTACAGGCCATTGCTCGTGACTGCTTGGCAGAGGCTGTCGAACGACTGGAGGCTGCCGGATATGAGGTTGTGTTCCATGTCCACGATGAAACGGTGATCGATTGCCCGACAAACCGCGCCGATCTTGAACAGATAGCAGGCATCATGTCGGCACCCCTACCGTGGGCACCCGATCTGCCAATGGATGCGGATGGCTGGATTGGGGATTTCTATAAAAAAGATTAAAGGAGCAAAACCATGATTGATCGTTTTGGCAGAATGTACATTTTATCGTGTGATGTCTGCGGCGAAGAACAGACCTTTGATGATTTTGACGAAGCCGTAGACTACAAAGCGGCGAACCGCTGGCACTCCAAATGCTACGGCACGGATTGGGTGGATGCTTGCCCAGAGTGTGTGGCGAAAGAGGTTCAAAGTGAATTTGGAGGTGTGTTGGACGAATGAAACGCATAATATCCGTCGCAGCGGCAGCTGCGCTTATCTTTTGCATTGCCCCCGTGGCGCAGGCAAAAGACGAGATCACCGTAAGCGGCACACTGACAGAACTCTATACCTATTACGACACAATCGAAGTCAGCGCCTACTATCCGGGCGAGGATGGGTACCACACAAACCACCGCAGCATACAGCTTTCCGGGCTTGTGGATGAAATCGTAGCAACCCAAACGCGCGGCGGCCACGCTGACCTGCTCGGTAAAACCATCATGCTGGTCACGCCGGACGGTGAACGGCTGATCCGCAAAGTGGATGACCGAGGCTGTTATAAAGGCAGGCTTGATCTACTGGTGGAATGCCGCACCGCTATGAATGAATGGGGCCTCGTGGATTGCGAGGTCTGGGTATTGGAGGAGAGCGACGATGAATGATCCGGTAAACCATCCCGCGCACTATACAGATGGAAAAATAGAGGTAATTGATTTTATCGAAGATAAGGCACTAGGTTTTTGCCTTGGCAATGCCGTTAAATACATTGCGCGCGCCGGAAAAAAAGACCCGCAAAAAACCATTGAGGACTTACAAAAAGCAATCTGGTATGTAGATCATCACATCCGTACATTGAGAAAGGCGGCAACAAAATGAAAATCATCAAGGCTGGTTACGAGATCATTTCCCCCATTGACGGGATGGAAATCTTAAAACACATCGAGCAAATCGGGCGCGTGTGCTATAAAAGTGAGGATAAAATTACTGATAGCAGCTGTATTTCTTTTGTACAAAGACTTATTGATCGAGGTCATGAGGCTATGATCGAACATATTTCGTTTTCGGTTAGATTCATCTGTGATCGAGGTGTGTCCCATGAACTTGTTCGGCATCGCTTGGCAAGCTGGGCACAGGAAAGCACACGCTACTGTAATTATGGCAACTCAGATGGTGGCTGCACGTTTATTTTACCGTGTTTTTGGTCGAAAGATTCTGCACACTACAAGACATGGTACACCGCTATGTCCTTTGCAGAAAGCACGTATATACTAATGCTCAAGCACAATGCAAAGCCACAGGAGGCTCGCAGCGTCCTCCCCAACAGCTTAAAAACAGAAATTATAATGACTACCAATCTCCGCGAATGGCGGCACTTCTTAAAACTGCGAACAGCAAAAGACGCCCATCCACAAATGCAGGAAATAGCGCGCCCTTTACTGACAGAGTTGCAACAACGCATTCCGGAGGTTTTCGATGACATACAATATTAAACCCGGCGCAGTCATCCACGGCGATTGCCTCACAGTCCTGCGACAAATGCAGGATGACTACGTGGACATGATAGTAACCGATCCCCCATACGGTATTGATTTTCAGAGCAACCGGCCGAAAAGCAAAAACCCCGGCGCGAAGTTTGCGAAGATCGCCAACGACAAAACCCCTTTTATATGGTGGATATATGACGCTTTCCGGGTTTTGAAAGATGGGGGGGGCTGCCTGTGTTTCTCCAGATGGGATGTGCAGCAGGTATTCATTGACGCTTTGCAGCTGGCGGGCTTTGCCGTCAAATCCGTGCTGGTGTGGGATCGTGAGATTCACGGTATGGGCGATCTTAAAGGCAGTTTTGCTCCTCGCTACGACACCTGCATTTTTGCAGTAAAAGGCCGGTACCTGTTACCGGGTAAGCGTCCTGCGGACGTGATCCGCTGCCAAAGGCTAAACGGATCAGAGCTTGTTCACCCAAACGAGAAACCGATTCCGCTGCTGCGGCAGCTGATTGAAAACACCACCGTGCCCGGTGCTCTTATCCTTGATCCGTTCTCAGGCAGCGGCTCCACCCTCGCGGCAGCCGCGTTGTCCGGGAGGCAGTATATAGGAATAGAAATCAGCAAGGAACACCACGCTACCGCACAGTGCCGCGCGCTGGAAGCCACAAAAACGCGTTTATTGAAAGGAGATGCAGTATGACTGTTTACATTGCCGGCCCGATGACCGGAATAGAAAATTATAATTTTGAAAAATTCAACGCAAAAGCTGCCGAACTCATAGAGAAAGGTTGGCGCGTGCTGAATCCTGCAAAAATACCTATCATGCCGGATTACAAAACATATTACCCCATTAACTGCGCCATGCTGGACGGCTCAGACGCCATCTATTTGTTGGATGGTTGGGAGGATAGCAAAGGCGCGCGGAAAGAACTTTTTTACGCGATTGATCATGACATACCCGTGCTGTTTGAGTCTGTCGGTTCTGTTGCTCGTTTACTTGATCACAGAATGCACTCTATTGGGATATCGGAGCTGCCGGACTGTAATACCTGCGACAAAAAGAACAGATGCACCTACGCCCCTACACCGGGGCAGTACGTGCGTATCAACTGTTTTTTATACGAGGACTGATCCATGAAACATTTAGGTGATATATCAAAAATCAACGGCGCTGTCGTTGCGCCTGTGGACATAATAACCTTTGGCTCCCCCTGTCAAGACCTCAGTGTCGCGGGTAAGCAAAAAGGGTTACGGCACGATGACCTCGGCCATGATGAGGAAACCCGATCCGGGCTTTTCATGGACGCGGTACGGATAATAAAAGAAATGAGGATCGCCACCAATGGAAAACAACCGCGATTTGCAATCTGGGAGAACGTGCCCGGCGCTTTCAGCAGCAACAGAGGAGCCGATTTCCAAACGGTCATCCACGAACTCTGCAAAATCACAGAACCCAAAGCCCCCGTTGTTCCTATCCCTAAAAAAGGATGGCCACCCGCTGGACAATTCTCCGACGTGGGAGGAGGCAGCATTGCCTACCGAACCCTCGACGCTCAATTTCACGGAGTGCCCCAGCGCCGTCGTAGAATCATCCTTGTTTGCGATTTTACAGGACAATGTGCCGGAAATATACTCTTTGACCCCAAAGGCCTGCCGGGGTATCCTGCGCCGGGCGTTTGTGAGGGGAAAACCCCTACCGGAGCCGTTGCTGGCAGCGCTGATCGCTCAATCATCGGATTTGCCTACAAAGCCAGCCCCTCTGCCGGGGGAATCGGCATAGCCTACGACACCGCCCCTACCTTGCTGGGCGAACGAATCGACGCGGCCATTTGCCTACAGGGCAACATGATAGGCAGGGCCGATGAGAACGGCCCCAATGGGGGGGGATTAAGTGAAAACACCAGCTTTACGCTCACAGCAACAGACCGCCACGCCGTTGTTTTTAGAAAATCAACCCGAGGACGCTTCAAGGGCGACGCGCCTACCATCGTTCCCGCTGACGTGGCAAACACATTAAATACTTTTGACGTAGGAGAATCGAGAGCAAATGAGTATGTTGTATTGGTTGAACCCGATCCGACTGGAGGAGGTGTCCAGTCATCAGATATTTAGGTGGAAGATCAAAAGGCAGCTGGGGGCAGCCGTTTAAAGACCCCGCCCCCTGCCTAATGGCCTGTGATTATAAGGATTCGCCCATTGTGGCCTTTGAAATGGGGGGGGATAACGTGAACAAATACACGGTGCGCCGTTTTACCCCCACTGAGTATGGTCGGCTGCAAGGCTTCCCCGATTGGTGGGCAGACCTGCCGGTCATCGAGAATATGTCAGATGAGGCGTTTGAATTTTGGCAAGAAGTGCGCCGCACCTATGCCGAGATCAACGATAAGAAATACAAACCCGCGCGTGGCAAGCGCCAGATGGTGCGCTGGTACAACCGCCTGCACACTGACGCAGCAGAGTACAAAATGTGGGGTAACGGCGTGGCGCTGCCTGTGGTGCGTATTCCCGTTCACGGCATGGCTCAATTAGGCGCCAAAACCATGGGCAGCCTGTTCGACGGTTCCGGGGGCTTTCCCCTTGCCGGATTGCTGGACGGCATAACGACGCTGTGGGCATCCGAGGTGGAGCCCTACCCCATAGCTGTGACGGAGTGGAATTTTAGCGGCAGGGCGCAAATACTTTTAGGAGATACCAACGATGAATGATTTTACCCCTTTCCCTAAAAAAGAATACAACATTATATACGCCGATCCACCGTGGAGGTATTCCGACAAAGGATGCAACGGTAATGCCGCTGATCACTACGAAACAATGAGTTTTACTGAAATGTGCCGCCTGCCCGTCGGTAATGGGGGGGGGATCAATTGCAGCAAAAGACAGCGTGTTGCTTATGTGGGCAACATACCCCATGATGCGAGAGGCACTCTTTCTTATAGATGCGTGGGGCTTCACGTACAAAAGCATCGCGTTTCAGTGGGTGAAGCAGAATCGCAGCGGAAACGGCTATTTTTTCGGCCTCGGCCGGTGGACACGCGGAAATACAGAGCCATGCCTCCTTGCAACCAAAGGCAAACCGAAACGCGCATCCAATGCGGTGAGCCAACTTGTGGTATCGCCTCTTCGGCAGCACTCACAAAAACCGGACGAAGTACGGGATCGTATCGTGGAATTACTGGGCGATCTACCACGCATAGAACTTTTTGCGCGGGAAGCTGCGCCGGGTTGGGACTGCTGGGGCAACGAGGCACCGATTATAGGAGGCCGGGGCATTGATAAATGATCGCAAAATCTTAATATCTGTAGGCAACCACCGCCGCAGTACCAACTGGCAGCCGCAGACGCTTTTAATATCTGAGTTGTACGAAAAACTGCGCATCCCCGCGCGCAGCACAGAGTCCATGCAGGATTATCTCAATATGAAGAAATCCCAGCAGGACGATCTCAAAGATGTGGGCGGGTTTGTGGGCGGTGGGCTTGCGGGAACACGCCGCAAAGCGGGCGCTGTGTCCGGCAGGGACGTTATCACCCTTGACCTTGACACAATACCGCCCGGAGGCACAGAGGACATTCTGCGGCGCGTGGAGGGGCTTGGTTGCGGTTACTGCGTATACAGTACGCGCAAGCACTCCCCCGCTGCGCCCCGCCTGCGCGTCCTGCTGCCCGTTGACCGCACGGCGACCGCCGACGAATACGAGCCACTGGCACGCAAGATGGCTGAGACCATCGGCATGGAGTTTGCCGATCCCACTACCTTTGAGGTAACCCGGCTCATGTACTGGCCCAGCACGTGCGCCGACAGCGAATACATTTACACCTATCAGGACAAGCCCCTGCTCTCCGTGGACGGCTTGCTCGCATTGTATGAGGACTGGCGTGATGTTACCACGTGGCCCCGCCATGCGGGTGAAACACCGCACACAAAACTGGCAATGAGGCAAGGTGACCCTCTCGCCAAAAACGGCGTTGTGGGTGCTTTCTGCCGCGTATACGACGTACAGCGGGCGATGGAGGCATTTCTGCCCGGCATCTATGAATCCGTGGACGCAATGCCCGGCAGGTATACCTATCTGGGCGGCAGCACCACGGGCGGCGCAGTCATATACGACAACGCGAGTTTCCTGTATTCCCACCACGCCACCGATCCGTGCAGCGGCCGGCTTGTGAATGCCTTTGACCTTGTGCGCCTGCATAAGTTTGAGGGTATGGATGATGAAGCTGCGTCCGGCACACCAAACAACCGCCTCCCCTCCTATTCGGCCATGTGCGAGCTTGCGGTTGCCGATCCCGAGGTGTCGGCGCTTATGGCGCAGGAGCGCGTTGAGGCGGTGCAAAAAGACTTTGCCGGTGATGATATCGCCGGGATTACGGATGCGGGCGATTGGGTAAAGAAGCTGACCATAAACAAGCAGACCGGGCAGATCAAAGCCACCATTGATAATGTATGGTTGATCCTCGAAAACGATCCCAACCTCAAAGGTAAATTCGCACTAAACGAGTTTGCCGGGCGCGGCGAGGTGCTGGGTGCCGTGCCGTGGGAGAAGTCGGAAAAACGGCGCATGTGGGCTGACAACGACAACGAGGGTTTGTATTGGTATCTGGAGAAGTATTACAACCTCACCGGCAACGGTAAGATCGACGGCGCGCTCTCCCTCCACAGCATGAAGCATCGTTTTAATGAGGTGCGGAATTATCTGGAGGGGCTGCAATGGGACGGCGTGCCCCGCCTTGATACCTTATTCATAGATTATCTGGGCGCCGCAGATGACGCGTATACCCGCGCCGTGACACGCAAGGCTTTTACCGCCGCCGTGGAGCGCGCCATGTGCCCCGGATGCAAGTTTGACAACATGTTGATATTATCCGGACCGCAGGGCATCGGCAAAAGTACCCTGCTGGACAAAATGAGCAGAGGCTGGTTCAACGACAGCATACGCACCTTTGAGGGCAAGGAAGCCAGCGAACTGCTGCAGGGCGTGTGGCTGGTAGAGATCAGCGAGCTTGACGCGTTCCGGCGTACGGATGTCTCGCGGATAAAGCAATTTCTCAGTCTGCGGGCAGATCGCTTTCGCGCAGCCTACGGCCGCCACGTGAAAGAGTTGCCGCGCTGCTGCGTGTTTTTCGGTACGACCAACAGCGATGAATACCTGCAGGACGCTACGGGAAACCGCCGCTTTTGGCCGGTTGATGTAGGCATGCACCCCAACACAAAAAACGTATGGCAGGAGTTGGGCGGCGAGCTTGATCAGATGTGGGCCGAGGCAGTCATACGCTGGCGTATTGGTGAGCCTTTATATTTGAGTGCGGACATCGAAACCGCCGCAAAGCAAATTCAGGAGGGACACCGTGAGCGTGAAGTGCAGGAGGGGGTTGTGTTTAATTTCCTTTCGCGGGAAGTGCCGGAAGATTGGAACAGCTGGACACTGGACAAACGGCGCATGTTTTGGAGTGGGTCAGTTTTGGATAATGTGCCGCTCGTTCCACGAGAGCACGTTTGCGCACTTGAGGTGTGGTGCGAGGCATTAAACGGTCAGCAAAAAGACATGAAATACGCGGACGCGGTGAAAATAAATACCGCGATTAAAAAAGCCGGAGATTGGCGCAAAATGCCGCAGGTACACCGGTTTGGGTGCTATGGCCCGCAACGCGGATTTACAAAAACACTACTGTAACAGTAGCAAAAACAAGGTGTAACAATTTTTGAATGTTTCACAATCGCGTAACAATGTAACTTTTGTAAAAAAAGATGTTGTTACGCAAAATACCGCATAACAAAGGGCTAAACTACTATTTGTAACATTGTAACATTTATTCTTATAGATTATATAAAATAGGTAGATTAGGCAGACGCGAGAACGCCTAACCACCTGATCCGCGTAATCTATGCGCGCGTGAGGAGAAGTTGTAACATGACAGAAAAACAAGTTGAACAGCATCTCGTGGCAGGTGTGAAAAAGAACAACGGAATGTGCATAAAATTTACAAGCCCCGGACTGCCGGGGGTGCCGGATAGGATTGTGCTGACAGATGACGGTCGCGTATATTTTGTGGAACTAAAAACTGAAATCGGACGGTTGGCAAAAATACAAAAGTGGGTCATCGAGGAGATGCGAGCACGTGGTCACGATGTCCGGGTACTGAAAGGCAAAGAAGCCGTAAAAGAATTTTTGAAAGAGGTGTTTCCCACATGAAGTATATCCCTTACCACTACCAGCAATATTGCACCAATCGCATAATTACCGACGCAGCAGTTGGTATGTTCCTCGATATGGGTTTAGGCAAGACCGTAATCACCCTCACCGCCATAAACGCACTACGGTATGATTACTGGGCAGTGCAGCGCGTGTTGATCGTGGCGCCTAAAAAGGTTGCCGAGGGCACGTGGAGCAAAGAGGCTCAAAAGTGGGATCACCTCCAGCACATGAGGGTTTCACTTGTTTGCGGCAGCAGGCAAAAGCGGCTGCGGGCGCTTGCTACCCCGGCCGACGTGTACGTGATCAACCGGGATAACGTGGCATGGCTTGTAGATTATTATAAAAATGCCTGGCCCTTTGATATGGTCGTGCTTGATGAAAGCAGCAGCTTTAAGAACAGCAGGAGCAAACGATTTAAGGCATTGAAACTGGTCAGGAGCCGTATTCGCAGACTGGTCGAATTGACGGGCACCCCATCCTCCAACGGCTTGATAGATTTGTGGGCGCAGATATTCCTGCTGGACGGTGGGCAAAGGCTGGGTAAGACTTTGGGCGCATACCGTGATCGGTTTTTCGATCCGGATAAGCGCAGCCGGACACAAATATACAGTTACGCGCCCAAAGACGGCAGCATGGAATACATACAGCGGGCAATCAGTGATATCTGCATAAGCATGAAAGCAGAGGATTATCTGGAATTGCCGGAGCGCGTGTATGATGACGTTCCGGTGGTGCTGGATGCTGCGGCGGCAAAAGCGTACAAGCAGCTGGAGCGCGAATTGCTTTTAGAGACTGACGAGGGAATCGTAACGGCGGGCACGGCGGGTGTGCTGACCGGCAAACTCCTCCAGCTTTGCAATGGCGCTGTGTATGACAGTGAGCGTCGAGTATTTGACATTCACAGGTGTAAGATCGAGGCGTTTATGGAGGCGCTGGAGCAGTTGAACGGTCAACATGCACTGGTATTCTATAATTTCCAGCACGACCGTGATCGGCTTTTGGAGGCGTTAGCTCCGTTAGGTTTAAGGGTACGCGTGTACCAGACCACCACTGATGAGGACGATTGGAACAATGGCGAGATCGATATTTTATTAGCACACCCCGCCAGCTGCGCTTACGGTTTGAACCTGCAAAACGGCGGTCACCACGTAATCTGGTTTGGGTTGAGTTGGTCGTTGGAGCAATATGATCAGGCAAATAAGCGATTGCATCGGCAGGGCCAGCAGCACCCCGTTGTCATCCACCACCTCATCGTGCAGGGTGGCATGGATGAGGATGTCATAGAGGCGTTGCAGCGTAAAGGTGATGTGCAAGGGGCGCTGATGGATGCATTGAAAGTAAGGATCAGAAAAGTAAAGGAGGGCGCAGCATGACGGCAAGAGAATTAACGCAGTTGTATTATTTGAACCGTGAAATAGAGCAGTATAAAAGACGGCTGGAGGTTCTTTTGGCCAGAGCAACACGGCAGACTTTTACCATTGACGGGATGCCCCGCAATTCCGGTGTATCGGATAAGGTGGGCAAATATGCGGTCGAAATTGTGGCTGTACAAA